TTGAATTTAATTTCTCTAACACCGCATCTAAATCTCTTATTAAAGAGTGCGACACGTCTGCGTTATACTCATCGCTTGCCCGGGTTAATGATTGAACTATCTTGGCCATTATCTTCTTCCTCCTGCATGAACATCTAATCTAAATGTTCCTAATTTCCAATTGGAATCTATTGCCGTGTTGGATATCTTAACTGCAACCGATCTCCCTCTTGCTCTACAAGATTGATAGTTAGTACTTGAAGTAATAGTAAAAGGCCCTAGAGTAGAACTAGCAGCGGTTTGATTAGGGAAGTTTCTTAAGTCTAATTCAACTATTGTATTTCCAGATTGAGTTATAAAATCAGGTAAAAATCTACTAACCCTCATTATAAATTCTCCATCTCCTCTAAATGTAATTCCTTGTTTTTGGTCTTGAGTAATGTCAAAATCTCCAGATAATATATTAGCTGCAATAGCGCTGGTTGTTCCACCTTTAATTTGATTCACTCCTTTTTCGTGTTCAAAGTAAGTTGAAATTCCATCCGTGTTTCCTACGGTATCACAGGTATCTGTATCTGCGTCATAGGATGTAGCATGAGGTAAACCAAAAACAGCTGAGTCTACCCAAGTGGTTCTAGGATAAAGTGAGTTGGCATTAGTATACCAGATAGGTCTAGAGGGAGTTGAATCCAAATAACTATAGATCACACATCTATTTACTACGTTGGAACCAGAGGTTGGATAAAACCACATTACCTCTCCAAACAAGTTATTAATTCCACAACAGATAAATTGATTTGAAGTAGTGTTAATATCATCATAAACATAGTCTTCTACTAAGCAGTCCATTGATTCTAGTTTACCAGTAAATCTAAAGAAACCATTATCAGACATCCAGTACGCTGCACCATCCACTTCGACAGCGGCATTCTTTCCTATCAATCCACAATTGGTTCCCACTTGTTCATAGGCGAAAGTAAAAGGTGTTCCTACAAAACGCATAGTGAATAATGAGGTATCCGTCCATACGTAAAGTGCATTTCTACCAAGTGTGGCTCCCATGATCCGTGAGCCGGCAGCCAGTCTTTGTGTGCCAGCGGTATTAATAGCTGTAGGTGCCCAGGTATTAATATCCTCTTGAGAAGAGAATCTTATAAACATATCATCTTGTGTACTTGGTGTACCAATGGTTGTTTCAGTTCCAAATAAAACTAAGTGACGATCAGGAGTCGAGACTAACATATCTCTAGACGCTGTTGGTGCACCACTAACAATAGTTGCTCTTGTTGCTGTGGCATTACTTAAATCTGAATCCCATTCAAATACTGGTCCATTGAAAATTAAAGCAAGTAAAGTAGAACCTAAATTGTCCAAGGACCATAGACCAGGTTCTGCAACTTTATCAGTTGTAGAAGAGGCTTGTCCCCATCCGCTATAGTCAGTAATATTTGTAATGGTCGCTCCATCACTATGAGTAGCTGCTGTTGTTCCATTAATTCCTCTAACAACTCCACTTAATACATTTGAACTAATTCCAGTATAACTAATATCCTCCGTACCTATTCTTATTTCACTAGTCCCACTAGTAGGAAAACCTAATGAACTAGTTAATGTAATTCCAGTCGTTGCTGAAGCATCGGTGATGGCTCCATCTAAAGTTGTCGTTTGAGGAGCTGTTACAGTGCCACCAAATTGTGAAATACCCCATCCATAAACTCCAACCTGTTCAGCTGGACCTACGGGGTAGTACCATTTAACAGAACAATCTCCATCAGTAGCCGTTGCACTTGCATTGGAACCCATAGTAATAGTAACCGAAGTATCGTCTACTACTTCAGTTATCATAAAAGTTTTATCATCGAAATCAGAAGCTGAATAACCAGAACTTGTTGGAGGTGTAACATTTTCAAGTAATAAAATATCTCCTGCTGTCATTCCTGTAGTAGAGGATAAAGTAATTGTAAGAATAGCAGAGCTTGAAGTAGAAGCTAAGGCATTAGTTAAAGCTCCGAAATCAGTTTTAATTGGGTGAATATCATAGTAGGCTTCACCGGTGTATGCATATAAAATTCTGTTGGTTCCAATGATGGAATATTTAATACCATCTTTATTAACCATTTGATGGAGAGCTCTAGCGGCACCTGTTAAAGAAGTGCTCCCTAATTGAGCCCATCCTCCTACTTTTTCAGGAGTGCCATATCTAAAACGTATATTTTCGCCACCTGTCCACTGAGCCTCGGCACCTGTAGGGGTTATTTGTTTATTAAATCCGGGTAAAAACCCTATTTTTTGTAGCATAATTTATGTATAGCAGGGAAATAAGAATATTTCAAAGAACTATTTTCAAAGGTAATCTGTTTATTGAAATATAATCCAGCCGGCAATAATATATTCTTTCAAAAGGTGCCTTTTTAGAGATATTTTTTCTTGTTCCAAAAAAGTTGCTTATACCTGTTAATAATTTTTGTGGCCCAGTTTATATTTACATTAGAAAATTCTTTGTCATATTTTATTTTCATTTTCCAATCTTCACGTTTAAAAGGAATAACTTGAACATAAGGCATACCTCTTCTAAATATTTTTTTATAAGAAGGGTACTTATGTTTGTTAAATATAAATGGAAAATTAACACTTTGGCGATGTCGATCGGTATCCACCACTCCCGGTATAATATTAAAATAATCCTCCTCTCTTAACAAAGGGGGTAAAAATAAACAGGAATAGCCGGGTGGTGTTTTAATTATCCAAGGATTCATTATTTTAGGAATAGGAGAAAGACCGTGTGGACTATTTTCTTGTGCAAGAAAAGATTCTGGTCCTCCTACTTGAAAGGTAGGATGAGATTGAGGTCGTTTTTGCAACATCTCATGTGAGCAATAGTCCTGTCTTTCCATTGCAAAATTAACTGCTATTATTTTTTTACCGCTCTCACTATCCAAAAAGTTATAAGTTACTTCCATATCCTGTGGAAGTTTTAAAAGATATCCACTAGTTAAAGCATCCTGAACCGGCATACATCCTTTAATAGTTAAATTTTCTGGTTTATGTAGTGTAGTATTTTTAAACCATTGAGGAAGATACTTAGAAGCAGGGATAGGTTTAATGTCTTCAATATCTTCTAAGTCTTTTTTAGTAACAAATAAAATTTCATTTTCCTTCATATTTATCCTTTTCAAAAGTTAAAATATTTTTTATACCATCTGGTGTCTTCATAGCAAAGTTCATAAGGACTCTTGCTAGATTATTTCCAAAACGAGTAAACCCTTCCGGTGTAAAAATTAATTTTTTTCTTTTTTGTAATATTTTTATTTCTTCATCTGAAAATATTAGTTCACCACCACCATCTTTTGTTTGTATTATTTTCATTTTGAAATCTTCCACACTCTTCTTTTATCTCCGTGCCATTCTTTATTAGGACCTTCAGAATCTACATAATGTAAAAATAGTTGTGCATACCAGTCCCCATAAAATTTTTCTCTCCAATGTTCTTGATCACATCCCCTATATAAAATTGCATCTCCTGGTTCTGATAAGAAAGGTTTATCGTCAATAAATATTGGCCATTTTTTGTCTCCCCCTAAATCTACGGTTAAGCTTATTTCACATGCAGGTCTATCTTTATGCTTCTTTAGAAAAGCACCATAAGTATACATCCTCCAATAGGAATAAGTAGGCAAGAGTGACAGTCCTGTTTCTTGTTCCATTAATTCTTTTTTACAAACTAATAAAGAATCAAAAACCATGTCTCCATATCCAATGTTGTCAGTACATCCCAGTCCTGTTGCTATTAAGGGTCCCGAAGAGTTCTCATCGAAAAAAGTCAACTCATTGTCGTTTAATCTATGTTTTACCGAAACATAATGCGTTAATAAATTTAGTTCTTCTTTATTTAAAAAATTCTTAATTATTTTGTTTTTTATCTTATCCATGAAACTACTGAATATCTTTCTCCCTCAGTCACAGGCTTTACTGTGTGCTGATATATAAAATTACTAGGCCACATAATAAGTGAATTAGGTTCTGAAGGTATAATTAATTCAGTAGATCCTGAAAGGGTATTAAAACAAAGTTCCCCTCCTTCATAACCATCATTTATTAGATAGATACAACTAAAAGTTCTAGGAGCACTCAAGGTATCATCATGATGGTATACATAATGTCCCCCTTTAATATATTTTAATATATCAATAGTAGTGATACTAAAGCCAACATTCTTAAAAGAAATTGAATCCATATAGGTTCTTGTGTATTCTCTAAAAATTTTTTTAAACAAATTGCATAAATATTGAGCTGTTTTAGAATCATTCGTAATATTATCTAAACTCCATCCCTCAACTAACCTAATTTTTTCTTGAATTTGTTGAGACCCATCGTTATTCGCATAAATTCGTGATTTTTGGAATTGGGGAATAGATGATTTACAAATTTCTAAGATATTTTTATTTATACCTTCGTGTACAACATTTTTATAAATTCGTAGATAACTAAATATATGTAAAGGGTCTGTAAGATCTTTCATACCCTGATTTTACACTAAACTATGGGATTTGTAAAGGACTCTTGTGTGAAATTGAATTGTCAGTACAGTACTGTTCCCACGATTTTGTTAAAGGAAAAGTTATTGTACTATAATCAAAGTTTTCTAGGGTTGATTTATAAGTATTCCAAAAAGAATATTGAGGATTATTAGAATTATTTTTTAAAAACCTATTAATTGCTTTAATTATTTCTTTATGTACTTTTTTTAAGTCGCTCTCAATCATTTCCGTACCCCCGGAAATAGGCTCTAAAGTAATAGAATCTGCAGTAGAAGTAGATAATCTTTTAGTAACCTGTTGAAGACTTGTAAAATCAGCTTCTGAAATTTCAATTACTCTGTAGTCATTTTCAAAAATATTTAAACTGTTTTTTTCATCTTCATCTTCAGCTATTCTATAGATGTTATGAATACTTGGGTCTTTGGTTAAAATTGCATATGCCATTTTTTATTTCCTATTGATCGTAAACCACTAAGAGACCAGGGTTACCACTTTGTCCAGTAGTACCGTTACTCCCTGATCCACCTTGTGCATAAAAAAGAGGATTATTAGTTTCACCCTGGATAGGATAGCTGTAAGGCAGTAATGTTCCGCCAGGTGCTGTTCCATCGGCACCAGTCGTTCCTGTTTGGCTATTTGTGCCACCACCACCACCAGAGCCAGCATTAGCTGTTCCAACGTCAGTTAGTGTCGTTGAACCACCAGCATTTCCAGTACCACCAGTCCCCCCACCAGTCGTTCCAGTAGTGCCACCAGTTCCAACATTATAAGCTTTAGTACTACCAGATGCTACGGGAGCAGTATAAAATCCAAAACCACCGTTGCCACCAGTGCCACCAGTGGTTTGTTGATTACCGCTTCGGCCGCCGCCAGCACCGCCGCCAGCACCGCCGATATAAGCGATTACAGTACTTGATGAATTACCGGTTGTAATATTTGAAGCTGAAGGACCTTCTACCGCTAATAACATGTTCAGTGCTTGAGCTCCACCAGATCCAGAAGAAGCTGTAATAACTCTTCCTGATGAATCAACAGTAATATCTGCAGTGGTGTAAGTTCCTTTTGCGGGTTTTATAATTTTAGGCATTTAATTTTTTCCTCCTTTATTAATCGGCCATTTCCACATAAGAAACATGCCATGATAAATCACTTGCTGTTCCTGCGGTAACAGCTAATAAATCTGTTTCGTCTAACCATAATGGAGTATCTAAAAAACTTAATGTTGAATCTGCT